GGGGTAGGCCGCCGTCAAGGCGAGCCGTATCCCTTCCTCCCTCTCTACTTGCATGTCCCTGTAGCATACAGGGACTGCAGTAGAGACATAGATTTGTCATCGGTTTTGTCATCGGTTTTGTATCGGCTTTTAACATTGGGCTGGTTGCCGTTTTAAGGCGGCTTTGTGGTTGGGTGGCGGGGGTGGTAGCCATCACCCCTCCAAAGGGGCATTGGCGGCCTTGCCAGAGGGTCCTATTGGCCCTCCCCGTTGTCGGTCATGGGCGGTCCAGATCGTACCCAGCGGATTTCACCCCTCACAGGGGAGTGGCGAATGTAGATCTCGCCGACGGGGGAAGGGCTGATGCCGTCGGTCATGCCGGCACGGGTGCGCCTCTTCGTCAGTCCAAAGCGGTAGATGGGCTCGTCCCCTGGGCAACGTTGCAAACACGCAATTTCTCTTGCCCAGTTGGTTACCTCTGAACTCCCAAAAAGTTGATAGGCTAGGTCAGCAGCCGTTTGCCCTTCCTTGTCCTTGGACGACTTGGGCTTCCCGGTATGGTGCATGAAGACGATAATGACGCCCGTCTCGTTCAGGATGGGCTGGATGATGTGGCGCAGGAACTTGGCGGCCTCTGCGGTCTCGGAGATGTCAGCGCCTACGAACGCCATCAAGGGGTCTACGTAGCAGATCGTGGCCTGATGCTGGATGACTAGCTTACGCAGGACTTCACCGAACTCCTTGCCCGTGGCAACGCTCTCGCGGTAGATGAACATGCTTTCCTTCAGTTCGGACTGTTCGGCTTCGGTCAGGCGCAATCCGTGGATCTGGTCCTGCATGCTCTCAGCGACGTCGCCGGCATCATTCTCGGCTTGGATGACCAGGGTTCGCATCTTCATGCCTCCGTTGGTTCGGATGCCAAAAAAGTCCTTGCCTAGCGTCCAATTGATGGCGGCCTGCATCATCAGGGCTGACTTGCCCGTGCCGGCCTGCCCGGCCATGACCAGGGAACCTCCACGGCATAGCCAGCGATTGCCCAGCACGTTTGTCGGGTCAGCCTTGCGGTCAAAGTTCATCAGCTCGTCGATGGGCATCTTCTGAGCGCCCTGACGGACGGTCAGGCTCTTGCGCTTATCGGCGAGCCGCGCATAATGCTCGAGGAGAAGGTCGGGGTCTGTTGCCTTGGACGCGATGAGGGATGCCTCGCGCATGAAGGCGGCGTCCGCGATCATGTCGACGTGCTCCTGGCGTAGTTCTCGAAAACCTGCGTAGGCCGTCAGGTCATTGATGAACGGATAGTCGACCGTCGAGCCTACGGAGTGAAGGTAGGCAGGCACGGTTGCCTCGTCGGCGGACTTGCCGTCCGCCTGAAGAAACAGGATGGCAGCGGCCACGTCCTGATGCTTCGGCTCGAAGAAGTCCGATGGCTTCAGGTTGGTCGGGAATGGGATGTTATCGCGGAGGATTGCGCCGAGGAGATGGCGTTCCGCCTGAACGTTGTTCGGGGGAGTCATGGAAGAAGAAGGGATGTAGATGGGGGCGTGGGTGCCCGAGGTCAAGGTGCTTTAGCGGAAGAGAGCCATCACGGCGCTCTCGAGGTAGTAGGCGTTGCGATGGATGCCGATGATGCCTCGACGCGTCTTGAAGTAACGGGGCTTGAGTCCTGCCCGGGCGATGCGGGTGCGTACGGAGACGTCCGAGAGTTTGACCTTCACGGACACGTCGACGATGCGGACCCATCCCTTGGGGACGGTCTCCTCCTGGTGCTCGAAGACGCGGGTGGCGGCCTCGGCGATCGTGCGGTAGGGCGGGACGGGCTTGTAGACATAAGCCATATGGCACTGCCCGGTCTTCGCCTTGAAGCGGTGGGGCTGGCGTTCAAGCAGGCCACGGCGGTAGAGGTCGAGGGCACGGGATGACGCGTTGCGCGTGTGGGACATCCGCAGCTCTTCGCGGATCTGGTCGACGGTGAACCATCCCTTCGGGGCGGGGATGTCGCCTTCGGAGCGTAGCGCCTTGATTAAGGCGAGAGGGTCGAAGCGCCTCATTTGCATTTCGGGGTGAATACCTTCAGGTCGGTCGTCCAGACCCATCGGCTGCCGACGCGGTGGACGAGCCAGACCTTCCAGTCCTTGCCGTCGACCCAGCCTGCCGCGAAGCCTGAGCCCCAGCGTGAGGTAGCGAGTCGGTGCGAGGCGTAGGCCATGGCGTCCTTCTGGCAGAGACAGCCGGCGCTGAACGCGGCACCACCTTCGGCCTTCGTCAGGTTGACCTGGCTGAGGGTGTGGGTGTGCCCGTGGATCAGTGCGCCTCCTCGGTCGGCGTAGTGCTTGCCCTGCTCGGCGGTGGCGTTGAGGCCGTGGGCGTAGCCGTGCACGAAAGCCACGGGGCCAAGGCGGTAGACGCCTTTCTCCGCGTGGTAGTCGAGGATGGTCTTCGCTCCGCAGCTCTTCGCGGCGGTCTTGATGCGGGCGTAGAGGTCGGCGCAGTAGTCGCGTACCAGGGCGGAGCCCGAGGTGTGCTGGAGGGCGAGTGCCCGGTGTTCGTGGTTGCCCATCAGGTAGACGGTGGGCTTCGTGCGCTCAAGGAAGTCCTCTCCGGCTTGGATGTCGGCCATCAGGGACTCAGCACCTTCGGCGTCGTTGCCAGCCCCACGGCGCAGGGATCGGAAGTCGAAGCAGTCGCCGAGGTGGACGCGGACGGTCGGCTTGTAGTCCTTGATGAACTCGCACAGGGCTTCGACGGCGTTATCGTCGGCCATGTCGCCGTGGTTGTCGCCGAAGGCTACGAAGCGGGTCGGGGTGCTCATCGGACGTTGATGTAGGGGATGGGCTTGCCGGCATCGAAGGCCGCAAGCATCTCGTCGCGGCGCTTACGGGCCGTCTCGAGGTCGGTGGCGATGTTTTCCACGATGTCCTTGCCTCGACGACGCAGGCGGAACCAATAGCAGTCGCCCAGCTTCTGGAGATGGTGGTTCGGGTTCTCGGCCTTGGTATAGACTATCTTATCGTTCCTTCCGATGCGCGTGAACTTCGGGCAGGCCAAGAGAAAGGCCACGCGGTCAGCCGACAGGCCGACCTTGCGAGCCCATGCCAGCGTCTCGGGGTTCAGAGTCTCCATGACTTTGAGAGGGCTCGGCCCTCCGACATGATCTGGTTACGGGCGTTCGGCTTGAAGATGTACTCCTGGTCGAACAGGTGGGACGCACGGATTTCGGCGATGCTGTCCAGTTCCTCGTCATTAGCCGGACCGACGCCGGCGGTGGCCACGTAGATTGTGCGCACGCGCCAGCCTTTCTCCCAGAGGATGTCCTGGCATACCCGCAGCTCGTTGACGTAGCGCCAGTCGGAACAGACCACCGTCTCGGGGCTTGGCTGGTCGGCGTGCTTCATCACCGGGCACCAGTTGGCGAAGTGACGGGCGAAGACATCGCGGTCTAGGCGCCGTGCGAACTTCCCCGCGTGGACGAGGAAGTCTCGGTTATCGACCTTGAAGTCCTCCTTGAAGAAGTCCCCATCGAGGCCGAGGTAGTCCATGTAATGGTTCGCGGCCTCCTTGAGGGCGTCGGCGAAGTTGATGTGCTCGGCGGGGCGGTTGGCCCACTCGAGCAGGCCGGAAGCGAGGGTGTCCTTCCCAGCCCTCGCGTATCCGCAGATCAGGACGAGGGTGGGAGGAGCCATCGGCGTGGGAGCGTCGGTCACTTGGGTTAGAAGGGCGGGTTCTCGGGCGGGGCTTCCTGCACGACAGGCTTCTGGGAGCCCTTGGGGAAGGTCAGCTTGTACTTGAACTGAGGCTTGCCGTTCCACTCGCCGTTAGGGATTGCCTCGACGCCGATGAGGCAGGTCTTGCCGCAGGCGGGTTCGATGTATTGCAGGAACTCGGCGGGGGTCGCGTCCAAACGGATCTCCTCGGTGAACTTGCCGGCGAACTTGCCGACGAGCATCGCGAGGGGCTTGGCGTACTTGGAGCCGTAGGACTTGCTCAGGCAGTTGCCCTGGTCGTCGAGGAAGAAGAGGCGCGCGGAGGAGGTGCCGTCTTCGTTGTGCTTCACCTTCTCGAACTTCGGCTTGATGAGCTTCAGTTTGTAGGTGCCGGAGACTTCGATGGACTTGAGCGGGGGGCGGTCGTTGTTAGGCGGGTTCATTATTATTTCTTGGTGGAGAGTTTTTCGGCCATGCTGATGACGCCTGTCAGGAATCCGATGGAAACCAAGCAAGCCGCCCCGATTGCCCAAAGGATGATAGAGGCCCATGGAGTTGACGACAGGTAGGCATCAACGCACAGGCAGACGATTGCTCCGGCAGCGTTTTGCAGGATGCGCGTATACCCGGTTTCCTTGACGTATTGTTCGTCGGTCATATTAGGCGAAGTTGATGTTGGTGGCGGCGGTGGGCTTGGCGGCGATGTCGATGGTCTGGATCTGCTGCGGATAGGCAGGCCACTGTCCCGAGGCCGTGCATTCCTTGTAGAGGGTCAGCGCGCGCTCGAAGTCGAACGCGGCTTGGGTCATCAGTTCCGGCCCGAGCTCGTAGACCGCGTGCGCGTAGGGCGGCTCCTTCTCGACGGCGATGAAGCGGAAGCCGAGCACCCGGCACTTGTAGGCGGACTCGACGGCGTGGCGGTAGAAGTAAGCCTGGAGGGCGTACTTGTATTTGCGGACGGCCTGAAGGAAGCCGTGGGCGCTGGCATCCTCGCAGGTCTTGAGGTCGTAGATGTAGCCGTCGTCGGAGATGCCGTCGATGGCGCACTTGAC